CCAAGCAAACTCAACCATGCTGTGCATTGCGCGTCCATCTGTTCTATCTGCTTCACCGCAGGATGAGTCACAATCTGCCCATTCGGCGAGGTGTACCAGCGCGTCGTCACATCGTCGCCCAACCAAAGTTCCAGATCGTAGATCTTCTGATAGTTCCGACACAGCCGACCCATCAACGGACCGTCGTGCAGCTCCGACAGATGACGCCGACCACCAGTCCACAAGACCGTCCAGTATTGCTTGCCAATCTTGCCCAAACCTTTCGGCGCGACCGGCACAACCGACAAGTCGACTAGCGCGAGCGCAGTCTCTGGCATAGGCGAAGCCTTCAAACCATTGCGGATTCGTGACCCTTTGAGACGCTTGCGCTCGATCGGAGTTGCGGATGATCCGCGACCGACTCCAGTTGATTTGGTGGCCATGCCACCAATGGTAGCCGTGACCCGTCCACCGACCGTGTCTGCGTCCGCCAACGGCATGGGTCATTTTCGCCTACCCGCTGCCAGATTGCAGGCCACCCCGGTTGATGCCGGGGCGGGGTCAGGCGCGTCGTTGACTCGCGGCTCGAGCCGAGTTGCACGAGCGGTGGGCTGGGGCGAGGACGTCGGAGTCGGGGCCGTGGACGTGGTCAGCGGTCCACGGATCTCCCTCCCTTGGTCCTTGGCCGCAGAGCCAGCAGTGTGTTGCGGTCTCTCTTACGAGTCGAGCCCGTTCCGGGTAGTCGCCCTTGTAGTGGGTGCGGCTGGCGTTGCGTAGTGCTTGTCTCTTGCCTTCGCAGGTGATGCAGCGTGTGGGTTGGGTGGTGAGTTGGCGGCAGGTGAGGCAGGGTCGTCGGATTGGCATGGTGGAGCTGCTGGGAGTCGAACCCAGGTGTCCCCGCAGGTAGGTCGTGCCGGTCAGCCCCGATTGGTATTGAATTGTAGTTGGTGGTTGTCAGACCGGGGCAGACACCGTGTGACTACGTCACACACGGGTGTCTCCTTGCCCAGCTTGGGTTTCAGAATGGTGTCTGAACCCCGTGTCTGAACTTTGTGGGGTGTCGGGTGGTGTCTGGTTAGGTGTCGAGCGGGTCGCTGGTGCGGTTGAGGTGGATGGCGTCGAGGGCTGGTCTTAGGTCGTTGGTGTCGTATTTGATGCCTGCTTCGCGGATGTCTTTGCGGAATTGGCGGGTGGCTTTGTGGCGTTGGCCGGGGCGGATGGTGGGGAAGTGTTGGAGGATGGCTGAGGCGAGTTGGTATTGCTTTTCGGTGAAGTTGGGGTTGGCGTCTTTGAGTCTGATCGGGTGGATGTCTTCCAACGTCTCCTCGACCAGTTCGACTTCGTTGGGTGCCCAGGTGATGCGTGAGAAGAGTCGGGTGAGTTTGATGTGGTGGGCTTCTCGTTCCATGTGGTAGACGAGGTCAACGTCGTCGTTCTTGGCTGAGGAGCCTCGTTGGCCTGATTTGCCTTTGTCTTTGCCTGCGTGGTCGGTGCGGAGCATGGCGATGCCTGCGGCCTTCAGACTCAAGCCTGTGGTGCGTGCGAACTCGCGGTAGGTGTCTGCTGAGTTCTCTTCGCCTTCTACGGCTCGTCCTGTGGTGTCGATGACGACGACCTGCGCCCCGGTGAGCTCCACCAGCTTCATGACGGCTGCTGCGCCTTCGTAGGTGTTGAGGGCGGGGAGGCTGGGGATGATGGCGTAGTGGAGGTGGGTGAGGTTGTCTTGTTCGGTGTAGCCGAGCCGTTCTAGGCGTTCGAGGAGGTCGCCTGGTGTCATTTCGTAGTCGAGGTAGAGGACGTGGACGGGTGGTTGTGCTGGGCGTCCGAAGATGGGTTTGCCGGTGGCGAGGGCTGCGGTGCAGGCGAGGGCGAGGTAGGACTTGCCGACTTTGGCTACGGCGAAGAGTGCGGTTTGTCTGCCTCGTGCGATGAGTGGGTAGGCGATCCAGTCTTCGCTGGTGTGGTCTTGATTCCAGAACTCGGACCAGTTGACGAGTTGGTTGAGGAGTTCGTCGGGTGTTGAGGTGATCGGTGTGGGGTTGCGGCCGAGGTACTCGTTGGTGGCTTTCTTCCAGTCGCCTCCGTGTCGTGTTTGGGCGTAGTAGCCGAAGCGTGAGTATCCGCCTTCAGGCACCGGGGCGTTGGTGCTGAACACGATGAGTGCGTCGTTGCCGTTGTGGTTGACGCTGGCGGAGATGCCTCGGGTTTTGCCGGGGCGGATGTAGTAGTCGGTTCCTTCGTGTTGGTAGGCGTGTGTCCATCCGTCTGCGGTTAGGAGGCTGTGCCAGTTGGTGGAGGCGTTGTAGCGGCTGCTGGGGAGGTTGGGGTCGTTGAGGAAGTCGTCGTGGTCTCGTGGTTTGGCTCGGTCGATTTTGGGTTGGATGGTGAGGAGGTGGATGAGCCAGGTGGGTGCGTCGGCTGGTTTGAGGTCGGTGATGGCGTAGCCGTGCTCGAAGGTGTATTGGCCTCCGTTTTCGTGGGTGGAGGGTGGTGCGACGACGTAGCCGCCGATGCCTCGGATGTCGAGTCCTTCGCCGAGGCGTTTGCCTGCGTCGTTGCGTATTTCGATGGTGGTGGTGAAGTAGAGGTGGCGTCCGCCGGTTGGGGTGAGGACGGTGACTGTGTCGGGGAGTTGGCCGTGTTCTGTTTCTAGGTCGGCGAGTGTGTCTGATCCTCGTTTGCCGTTTTTGTCGTCGATGTCGAGGACGAAGAATTGGCGGTTGCCTGCGCGTCCGGTGGCGATGCCGACGCCTGCGCCTTTGTAGGTGGTGGTGAACCATTCACGCACTTGTGCTTCGTCGTTGCTGGCTTCGGTGGTCCATGCTTTCAACAGCGGGATTTTGGTGGCGTGTTGGATGGGGATGACTCGGATGCCGCGTCGGGCGTAGGCGAGTGCGGCGTCTAGGACGCTCATGGCGGGCTCCTTTGTTAGTAGGTAGTTAGGTTAGTGGGTCAGATGTGACGCCCGCGAATCTTGTGTAGCCAACGGCGGTATTCCTCTTCGGTGAGCCAGAGGTCGGGGTCGACGGTGTAGAAGTCTTGTTCGGCCTGGTCGTTGCATGGGATGATGCGGAAGAAGGCTGGGGTGTCGATGGTGGTTTCTTCTTTCCAGAGTGTGCCGTCGTCGGTGCCGTAGTAGTAGCGCACGATGAAGAATGGGACGCCTGCCCGGTTGGCTAGGTCCGTGATCGCTTTGATGCTCGCGTCTTGGATGACGTGGCCGTTGGCGTGACGGTATTCGATGAGGGCTTGCGCTTTCGCGCGGTCGTATTCGACGAGGAGGAAGTCGATGTCGACGGCCGGGACGTTGTATCCCCAGCTTCGATGTTTGGCGGAGATGATTTCGTCGCGCCGGTTGTGACGTTCGTGTGCTGACATGGTGTGCTTTCTTTCAGGAGTTTGATTCGTTGCTTGTGGGTGAGTTCGGGTAGGTCGAACCATTCGGGCCAGATTTGGCTGGGGTGCTTGCCGAGTCGTATGGCGTACTTGTCGGCGGTGTATGGGTCGAGGTTGGTTTCGGTGCCGCGCCATCGTTGGATGGTGGCTCGGGTGGTGCCGAGTGCCTCGGCGATGACGGTGGCCCATGTGCCCTGCTCGAACTGGTCGAGCAGGGCTTTGGCTGGCATGCACCAGAAGTGTTTGTTGCGGCCGCGGTTCACCAGTCTCGGCTCAACGCTTCGGTGTCGTACACTTCGTCGCCCCAGAGTTCGCGGAAGAACTCTTCTACGGTCTGCTGGGAACCCGCCTGGATTTTCTGGATCGGGATGGTGCACGTCTTGTATTCGTTGCGGGCGTGTACCACGGTGATGTCGAGCGGGTCGATGTTGGTTTCTTCGATGGCGCATTGCATCGCTTGGGTGACTTCCGATCCTCCGGCGACGATGATGATGTCGCCGGGTGTCGTGTCGTCGAAGACGATTTTGGTTGTGCCAAGGAATCCGTTGCCGTGGATGATGTAGATGTCGCGTTTCATTGCTTGCGTTCCTTTCGGTTGATGTAGTTGACGACGACGAGTGCGAAGTGGAATCCGAGGATGAACATCATGACTGTTCGTCCTCGTCTTTCTCGTGGCTCGGGTGGAATGGTTCGCAGTTGATGGTGCGCCATCCTTCGAGTTTCAGTTCGTTCTCGATGCGACGGAACTTGGCTGACTTGAACTTGGGTGGTTGCTTGGCTTTCTTGCCGCGTGCTTGGCAGTAGTCCTGCATCGCCCACCAGATGTGGTCGAAGCCTCCGTGTACCAGTGCTGCGTACAACTTGTCGGCGAGTTGTGTTTCCCCGACGAGTTGTCGCTGCAACTCGCGGAGTTTGGTTCGTTCATTCGGCGTCATTGACGGCCTCCTGTATTGACACGCGGCGGGCGTGATCCGTGCTGGCCTCGGCGGTCAGCGGACACAAGATACCACGGTTCGTGGTGTCGGGCGTGCACCCGGACGATTTTTTTCTATGTTTCTTTCATTGGGGTTGGGTCGGGTGCGTGGCGGGTGCAGACCGGGGCGGTGCTCGGTGTGATGTGAAGAGTTATTTGATTTTCACAACGCGGGCATCGCCACGTTATTCGTCGTCGGTTTCGTTCTCGCGTTCGATCCATGCTTGGGCGATCTTGGTTTTTTGGATGTGGGAGACGGCTTCGCAGAGGCCGATGGTTTCGGCGGCGGTCTGGTTGGGTAGGCATTGGATGTAGAAGGATTGGTCGGAGTCTTCGTCTTCGACGACGGCGATGAGGACGTACTTGATGCACCAGCCTGCGCCGGTGGTGTTCAAGTATTCCTCGATGGGGTCAGTCCTCTTGGTCATCACGACCGTCGCAGCAGGGTTTCGGGTTGGGTGTGCAGGTGCAGGGTCGGAGTGGGTCGGTGTTCATTTGCGTTCCACGGTAATCGGTGGCGACCAGGTTGAGTCCCATTGTCTGCCGGGCTTGAAGGCGACGGTGATTTCGCCTTCGGTGTTGAGTGTGACGAGCAGGTAGATGCCGCCGGTGCGGTATGCCTGCATGATGTCGGTTGCGTCGATGGGTGCGACCCAGCGTGCGTGTCCGTCGTGGTCGGCCATGACGGTGATGAACTTCGGGTCGAGGTAGCTGTCAGTTGCCATTGCGGTGTTCAACCCATTCGATGGCTTGTCGGTGGGCGGTGTCGGTGTGTTCGTGGACCATGCTGAGGCAGGCGAGGTAGCCGGCTGCGTCGACGACGCTGTCGCGGTGCCAGCGGCCTTGTGCGTCGTTGGTGGCGATGCGTGCGAGTTTGACGCAGATCATGAAGGTGACGGCTTGTTTGATGGAGAGTTGGATGCCGGTCATGTTGTTGAACAGTTGGGCGACTTTCCAGTAGTCGTCGTATGGGTGTGAGTATGCCTGTTGGCGTGGCCCGGTGACGAGGTCGTGGGCTTCGGTGAGGATTTCTGCGCCGTTGGTCATAGTTCGATGCCTTGGGCGATGTGGAGGCGGAGGCGTTCGATGGTGGCGGTCAACTGGTGGACGTGCGCCTTGTGTGCATCGAGTTCGTGGATGGCGGCGTTGAGTGAGTCTTCCAGGTTGTCGCGTTGTTCGGTGACGGTGGCGAGGGCGGTCGAGAGTTCGCTGATGCGAATCTGGGCTTCCTCGTTCATTTGTCGTAGGGCGTCTAGGTCATAACTCATTTCTTTTTTCTCCTTTGGAGTTCGGCTTGTAGGGCTTGGATTACTTGCTCGAGCCGATCCACTTCTCCCTGGCCGACGTAGACCTTTTGGAGGAAGCGGATGGCGTCTTCAATTTCGCTTTTCGTCATGGCTTCTTTCTAGGTGTTCGGGTGGTGGTCGCGCCAACGCAGGGCTGACGCGACCACCGGGGATTCAGCTCACCACATTTCTGCGGAAGCATCATTCTTTGGTGCGTCCACTTTGGCGGCGTAGAGCTTCGGGGCGTTGAATGCCGCCGACTTCTTCTCACCGTCGCCCGTGTAGCGCACCGACAGCGTCGCTCCGACGAGCGTCTTGACGCCCGCCTTCTCCGCTGCTTCACGGATGGCTTTCACCATCTGTCCTCGCACCCAAAGGTTGGATGCACCGGTTGGGGTGTCGAGGGTGAACACGAACACCCAGCGTGGATCGCCGTTGTCGTAGGTCTTGACGTTCCCTGCCGGGTCCTTGTCTTGCAGTTTCGTCACCTCGGTGACGACACCCGTATGGGTGTCACCTACCTTGGCGAACTTGAGTGCCGGAAGCTTGGGGCCACCGGCGGTTGATTCCATGAACTCATCCATGAGTGTTCTCCTTGATGATGTAGTTGTTGCTTACTGGGAGGTATTCAAGCTCGACCCGGTTGGCGTAGATGTCTTGGAATGTCGCCCAAACTCGTTCGGCGTCCATCCACGACAAGTCAGCCAGGGCAAGCCCCGCACTTGTGTATTGCTTACCCGTGCGCAGCGTGCAGATGCTACGCACAAGATCTTTGTCAATGTATCCGTCCTGCTCGGCTATCTCGAGCAGGATGCGGGCGATGCCGACGCGACGTTCGGTTGGTGGCGTCATGCTGATTGCACCGAAGGCTTCTTCGCTGATTTCGTTGATGGCGGTCCGGCATGAGTCGTCGATCTGCTTGAAGCGTGCGGCGAGCACGGAGACGTCACGGTCGGCGACAAGGCGTCCTTCGAGGCGACTCATTTCTTGGCCGCCTTCTTCTTGGCTGGTGTCTTCTTGGCTGGGGTCTTGGCGATGGGTTCGAGGTCGGGTTCCTTGTTGTTGAGGAATGGTGCCGAGAACTCGGTCTCCAACTGATCCAAACGGATCATCAGGATGTCGAGTTGGTCCTCGGTCATGTCCGGGAGTTTGACGCCGGGTGCTGGCCAGTTGCGCTTCAACAACTCTTGCGCCTGGGTGGGCAGGTTGCGGATGCGTTCGAGTGCACCGCTTCGGTTCAAGTCCTGCGCAATGGAGACGGGACCCGCTGTGGGCGGAACCGTTGCTTCGCCCGTCTCCATCGCATGCACTTTGATGTGCAGGTCTTTGCGCTTCCGCCAAGCGCGCACTTCCATCGCCATTTGGGCGGCTTCCCATCCGGCGACCAGGTCCACTTCGTACAACGACAGTTCGCCTTGCCCGGCTGGGAGGTGCAGGATGACGCCACGAGTCTTGTCAATGTCGGGCATCGGGATGTGTTCTTGGGTGCGCCAGTTGTAGATGTATTCGGCGTTGGCGTACATTGCCATTTGGACGGCGATGGCGTTCATCGCATAGTCGATTGACCCGGTCTTCAGGTCGAAGACTTGTTTCTTTTTGCGTGTGGTGAATCGTGCGATGCGATCAGCGGTGCCTGCATACTCGAACTTCTCGTTGACGAGCAGGACTTCGACGAGGTTGGGGCTGATGACGACGCCGTGTTTGATGATGCCTTTCAGGTAGGCGTCAACGTCGCCCTGGAGACCAGGCAGGATTGCTGGTTGCTGGCCGAGGTCGAGGGCTTGTGTGAGTGAGTGGAGTGCGGTGCCGATGTTGGCTTTGCTCGATGCGCCCGCTGCTTCGATTGCTTGTTGGACGATGCGGTCGAGTGCGTTGCGGTCGTCGAGTGCTGCTGATGCGGCGACGAGGAGGTCGTTGCGTTGCACGAGTCCGGTTGCGGTCATGCGACCTTTCCATGCGGTCAACGCGCCTTCGTCGTCGAGACATTTGGCGATGGTGGTGACTCGCGGGAATGATGTTTGTTTCCCGGTGCGGGTCGTGATGAGGTATCGACCCCATCGGTCTTTGGGTGCTTCACCCGTGGTGAAGTCGTCGGTGGCGGGCATTGGCGGGCTCCTTTGTAGTTGGGCTTATCGGGATTACGAAGTGTACCTTATCGGGGCGGTGTTGGTCGGTCAAGCATCGCCAAGAGTTCGGCCCACACTTTCGCTGGCATGACGGCATACCAGTCGTCCACGTTCTCCGATCCACGACGCTTCACGATGACGGCCCCGGTCCATGCGCGGGCGTTCGCCATCTCGGTTTCAAGCTCACGGATGTAGCCGGGAATGTCCATCTTCTTCTCGTTCTTCACTTCGATGCAGACGCCCGGCAGGCCGTCGATGTCGCCACGGTCATCGGTCCATCCGGCGCGACTCCGTTCGGCGTGCAACCATCCGCATGTCCGCAACCATTTCGCAACTAGCAGTTCGGCCCGGTTGCCTTTGCGCTTATTGGGATGTGCCACGGAACCTCATCCTACGACGCAGCTCTCGCCGCCTCTCGGTGGTGGTGAGTCCGCCCCACACGCCGACTTCTTGGTTCTTGATTGCGTGTTCCAAGCATTCGACGCGCACCGGGCAACGGTTGCAGTACGTCTTGGCTTCGATGACGAGCCGACGCACGCCTTCCTCGAAGAACAGATCACCCGACTTGCCGTAGCAGACCGCGTACTGATACCACTTCGGGAATGTCCCGATGAAGGCGTTGTCTTCGTTGGACCAGTTAGCGATTGGGTCGGTTGTCACGACGCTTCAACAGTTCTTTGAGTTTGTCGGCGTCACGTTCTTGGATGTATTGCGACCAGCAGTGGATCGCGTACACGAATGCCCAGACGAGTCCGGCGGCGAACATTCCGATTGCGAACGGTCCGTACTTGTCGTCAGGGTTTTCTGGTCCAGTCATGAACAAGCCCACCCATGCGAATGTGCACATTCCGAGTAGTAGCAGTTTCTCTCTTGGTTTCATTTTCATTGTCCCTCCTTGTGGGTAATCGCACCTTAGGGCATTACTGTCCAAGAGTGGTGGATGCCTGTTTCCAGGTGGTCCACTGCTTCCACCCGCCGTACTTCCAGATGGCCAACGCGGCTCGTGCCCCGGTCTCCGGGTCGAGCAGGTCTTCGCACGTCTTGACTATTTGCACGGCTTGCAGATAACCGTTCGGGTAATACTTGGTTGGTCGGCACCACGATTTGGTGTGGATTTGGAACGCAGTCCATGAGGCTTGCTTGTCGCCCCGGACGGAGTTGAGGCAGCGTGACTCGAAGTAGGTGACGGCCCCAACCATCGGGAGTTCTTCTTCGGGCCAGCCGACCCGCCTGGCGACCTCAATCCAACCTGGGCAGGATTCGCCGTCTGGGACCTCTAGGAGGTCGTAGGACGGTGCTGGTGGGGTTGTGGTGGTGCTGGACGCCACGGGGCGTCTGAGAGGCTCTGGAGGGCTCTGTGGGGCTTCTGCGGCCATCGCTGGCACGAGGCCGAGGAGGCCCGCAATGGAGAGGATGAGGGCTGCGGTGAGGGTTCTCATGGGGTGTGTCCTGTCTGGGGTGTACCGCACCAGCCAAGGAGGAAACTGGTGCGGGGTCGTCGACTCTTGACGCCCGCCGAGGCAGAGGACTGACCGTCCTTCAGCATAGTGGACACCTCCTTGTGATGTCTAAGGCTGACGCTATCTGAGGTCTGTTCGGCTGACTACTTGGGTGGAGACGACCATTCCGACGGGGATGCACATGATTCCGTCGCAGGAGTCGTCGGAACCGATGGATTGGACGATGACGACGTGGTGGGGTTTGGCGTCGGGGATGATCCATCCGGCGGTCTTGACGACGTATGGGTCTTGGTCGAGGGTGGCGAGGTCTTGCCAGTCGGATTCGGAGTGGGCGTCGTGCCAGGTGACGACACCGTAGATGGCTTCGTTCAGGAGAGCCATACGACGTACTCCGCGGTGACTTGACCTTTCTCAGGGTTGACGAAGTGGAGTCGTTGGGATGGTTTCCCGGTGGCGGCGACGAACTCTTTGGCGTATTCGGAGTCGGATTCGATGCTGCCGGAGACGAACACTCGGCCACCGTTGGCGAGGGTCATGGTGATGTTCTGGTGGTAGTGGCCCATGTAGCAGTCGTTGAAGTCGGGGATGACTCCTGATGCCCAGGCGTTGACTTTGCGCATGATGCCGAATGCGGGGACGTTCCCGCCGAACGATTTGACTTCGTCTCCGTGGACGAGGAGGACCTTGTAGTTGCCGATGGCGAATCGTTGGTACCACCCGTCGGAGTGTTGCCAGGTGACGGGGAGATCGGTGAGGCGGTCTTGGGCGATCTTGTATGCCATCCGGTCGACGTTGTCTCCGGCGTAGGTGCCGTCGCCGTAGCGGCCGAGACGACCGTGGTTGCCCCATTCGCAGACGACGCGCACCGGTTTGGCGAAGTTGGTTTGGAGGGTGCGGATCATGCGTTCGATGATGCGTGCGGTCTCGAAGAGTTGCTCGAAGAGGTGTGCTTCGATTTCCCAGACTTGGCTGGGGAACACGTTGCCTCCGCCTTCGACCATGTCGCCGCCGAGCATGAGGACGCATTCGTCGACCGGGTGGTCTTTGCGTTGGATTTCGGTGAGGCTGATGACTTTGTCGGTGAACTCGGCGATGCGCCGGTCGGCGACCTGAATGTTGTAGGACGAGGTTTTCTTGCCTAATTGCCAGTCGGTGGCGTGGACGAGGGCAACTTCGGCACCCTTGCGTCTTTTGTCCAGGGTAGGACGCTTGACAGCGAGTCCTCGCCCAGATCCCTTAGCGGCCTCATAGGCGGCCTGGTAGATGGCTTGGACGATGTCGTCGGTTCGACGCTTGTTTCGGGCTGCTTCTGCTTGGGCTTTCTTGAGGAGGCGTTGGAGTTCGTCGAGTTGGGCTTGGTGTTCATAGGCGGTCATTTCTGGCAGAGCTCCCGACGAATCCTCGTTATCGCCGAATAGGAAATCTTGAACCCTTTGTTGGTGATGACCCTGTGGATAACGGCGGTGGTGATCTCGTTGTCAACTGCCGCTTTCGTCAGGTCTTTCCATCCGGCTTCACCGAGGAAATCTCGCAGTCGTTGTTCAACGACGCTCGGATTAGGACGCTTTTCTGCTGCCTGCTTTAGCGCGTCTAGCAACTCTCCCATTGTTGGCCTCCTTGATGTGCCAGTCCAGATGTGAGTCCACCTTACCCTCGACTCGGTCAATGGTGTTGGATACCCGATCCAAGGCTTCCATCACCAGCCCGTGGTCCCGACGGTTCTCCTTACGGAACGAGGTGATGATGGCGACGATGATGGAGGCAACCGCGGCGACGATACCCGCCAGTAGCAATGCCCAGCCTTGGTCAAGCATCTTGGACCTTTGATGGGTCGGTCAGGCGAAGGTGCCAGGGTTCGGCGCCTTTGCCGTTGGAATCGCCGAGGACTTCGTGGCTGAACCCGAACTGCTCCTCGTTCTTCAGGAGCCATTCAAGGATTGGGCCGGAGGCGTTGGCGACGTCGATGGCGATGCCGTAGAGGTGGCGTGATCCGCGGGCCGAGCCGTTGGCGATGTCGTCAATCGGTGCAGCCATCGGAGCCATACCCTTCTTCAGGTACCAGGTCTTGCCGTCCCAAGTGCGGGTTGAGGCACCCGGTATCGGCTTCAGTTTGTAGCGACTGAGGAACCCAGCCTTCTGTTGTTCGATGCTGCGGAACGCATCACCCGATGACGTCGGCTTCAGGGTGATGCCGTCGGCTGCGGCGGCTTTGACCATCGCCTCCCATGCTCGAGCAGCGCACTTCTCCAACTTGCCGCCACCCGTGATCGGAACCAGCATGTCGCTGGTGATTTGCGACGGCTTCTTACCGGCGAGGTGTTCGCACCATTTGATTTCGTGGACGGGCCAATTCGGGCGAGGCATTCACTTCTGCTTCGGCTTGCCGAACGCTTCCGCAATCTCCTCGGAGGTGAGCTCTCCGTCGGTGGACGCTGCCGCAAGTTTCTGGACGACAGCGATGACGGCCATCGCACCAGCCATGATGGCTGCTTTGCCGACGCTGACACCAATCACCGCACCCGTCGTGATGGCTGGGAGTGCCGTCGAGATGAAGAGGCTGAAGAGTCGTTGACCGAGGTCGAAGAACTTGGCCATGGTGGGGTTTGATTTGATTTGCACGTCAGTTGTCATCTCCGTCTCCCTGTGTTGCTGTTCCTGCCAAGTGTAGTGCGAGTGAGAGGAACGTGAAGAAGAGTGCCCAGTTCTGGACTGGCCCGGAGAGGGTCATGATGGTGATGGCTGACGCGCCGAGGGTGAAGCCCAGGGCGAGCATCTCTTTGCCGATCTTCTTGAACATCACCTATCTCGCCTACGCAGGCTCGTGCCGACGGCAACAAGTGTAGAAGACACGGCGACGAGTGTCCTTCGTTCATCGACCGGGATGGTTGAGCCGATCATCACATAGGAGTCGAACAGTCCGCCGAATACGTTGATGGCTGACTCGAATGCTTTGCGTACTTTCTTCGGTGCGTCTTGGACTGCGTCAACGATTGCTTCTGCGTCGGTGATGGTGAGTTCCTCAATGGCGATGGTCTCGAAGATTGCTTGGGCTTGTTCTTCGGTGACGACCGCCAACACTTCGGGACTGGTGGCGAGTTCGGTGGCGACTTCTGGGGTTGGTTTGCTGGTCAGGATTTGTTCAACTGCTTGGACGATTGCTGCCGGGGCGAGTTCGGTGACGTCGGCGAGGAGCTCTTCCACGGTTTCAGGTTCGACGGGTACGGTGGTGGTTGATGGTTCGTCAACTGGCTGTTCTGGTTCTGATGGCTCCGGCAGTGTTGTGGTTGTGGGTGCTGGTTCGGTTGTTGTTGATTGAGGAGTTTCAGGTTCGGGTGGCAGAGTCGTCTCGGGAATTGGATCAACGAACTCGGTCGTCGTAGTCGTTTCGGGTTCCGGCTCGAGTGTCGTCGTGGTGGGTTCCGGCTCGGTGGTTGTGGTGGTGGTTGGTTCGGGTTGAGTTGTTGAGGTGGTGGTGAATGGCGGTACATAGACCGTCGTAGTTGTTGTCGTGGTTGTCGTCGTGGTTGTGGAGGTCGTAGTGGTGGTGGCCTCAGTAGTTGTGGTGGTTGGCTCAGTGGTGGTAGTTGCTGGCTCGGTCGTGGTGGTGACTGCGTCGGTCGTCGTGGTGGCGGGTTCCGTTGTGGTGGTGGGTGGTGCGGGTGGTTCAGTCCAGAACCATTCAGGAGGGATCGGTGCCCATCCACTGCCCGTGTAATGCAGGAGTGTGGCGTGTGCGCCGCCACCGTTCTCGTACCACCAGGCGACGAGTTGTTTCGGTTCACCGTCGGTGAAGTCGACGTCGGCTGTTTGTCCGCAGCCGCCACCACGGTCATACCAGTCGTTGATGACTGTCACGTCGTCGAGGATGAGTCGGAATCCGTCATCGGATGCGGCGCAGAGGTAATAGGTTTGGTTGTCGGGTGGGAGTAGGTATCCGTCCCAACGCACCACGACATCCTCAGAGACGTTCGTTCCCATGATTGGTCCTCCGCCCCACTGGTATTGGATGTTGGGGCTGATGCCTGTGGCGATGA